TTCGACACCGCCCTCGGCTTGTAAGAACCTGGGCCCCGGCTTCGGCCGGGGCCTTTTTCAGAAAGGGATTCCCTATGCAGAATTTCAAAGTGGTGCGTGAGCACATTGGCGACAAGCTCTACAAGGAGGGCGATATCCGCCGGGGCAGCGAGGCCGACTTCAAGCACCTTATTCCGAACGTGCTCGTGCCGATCGGTGTGGATGATGGCGCCTCCGATGAAGCGCTCCGCATGGATGGCCCCACGATCGAGGAATATGTGGCTGCAGGCTATCCCGCCGATCGCTATCCGCCCTTTGGCTACGCTGCCCGCAGCACGCCCGAACAAATCGCCGCCTTCATCGGCTCACCTGCCAAGGCCAAGGTCATGCCGGCCGTTGTCGAAGATGAGCCCGCCGCCGAGCCGCAGCCCGCGCTGGTCCCGCTCGAAGAGAAAGCGGAGCCCGCTCCGCTGAACAAAGCCGAGGAGGCGCCAGCCAACAAGGCCGACAACGCCCGCAAGGGCAAAGCAACGGCCAGCGAGGCCAATTAAGGAGCACTGAAAATGACGAAATATGTAAAAGTTCCGATCACGGTCGACGCCTCTGGTAACGCCGTCGTCTATTCGAGCCGCGTATCGGGCAAAATTGCCCAGATCGATTATGTGCCGGATGGCACGAACCCTCTGGCAACAGGCGCGGACGTCACGATCACCACCGAGCGCACTGGCGCTCCGGTTGTCACCCTGACGAATATCGGCCTCACCGCCTTCACCAAGGCCCCGCGTATGCCCACGCATGCTGTGGCTGACGGCTCGGCGCTGCTCTACGCGGCAGGCGGTACCGCGGTGACTGACAAGGTCGGACTTGCGAACGACCGCATCAAGTTCTCGGTCGCGCAGGGCGGCAACGCCTTGAAGGGCACGTTCTACGTTCTCCTCGACTAACTCCAAGGCGGCGGCCGCTCGGCGAGCCGTCGCCTATTCCTTCAGGGCCTTCCATGCAAATCACCGTCGTCACGCAGCCCGAGCCTTTGCTCACCAGTCAGGATCCAGAGGTCCGAATTGCCCTGGCGCTGGATGGCGACGACCGGGACGCCCTCGTCGATGAACTTCTATTGGCGGCGCAGGGCGAGCTTGATGGCCCGCTTGGCTGGGTAGGGATTTGCGTCGCAGAGCAGACCGTGCAGGTCCGACTCGACAAGTTCTGTGACATGATGTGGCTTCCCGGCGGGCGCGGGGCCACCGATGTGTCCATCGAATATCTGCGTGACACCGACGCCGTTCCGACCGATCTTAGCTCCGGCTTTGTGGTGCTGCAGAAGGGCGCGATCGAGCGCCAGAACGGTTCCTCGTGGCCCGCGACCATGATCCAGAGTGAAGCCGTGCGAATCACCTACTCGGTCGGCATCACCGACGACGCCGACCCGCGCATCCGGCTCATGAAAAGCGCCATTATGCTGCATGCAAAAATGACGCTGGACGGCGACAATCCCGCCGACCGCCGCATGGCGATTGAGCAGCTCATGCTCTCGTCCCGGTACCGGATATTCTGATTGCGCGTGCGGTTCTCCGCCGATTTCGACTGGTACCCGCCGGAGCTTAAAGGGCGGTCCCACATTGCCTTCAAAAAAGGAATGTTGCTCACGGTGCGTAGATTGTGCGGCGAGGATGCGATAAAGGCAGGGGCGGCAGTTGAAATTCAACCCGAAAAGGAACCCAGCCCATGACCGCCGCAGTTCTCAATTCCGCAGTTGCTCAGTTTTTGTTCTCCGCCGATGTGTCTATTCCGAACGGCCTCGGCGCCGCTGACTTCGCGCCAGAGGTCAGCAAGAAGCTTTCCTACACGAATGGTGTTTCCGCCGGTCAGGCCGACCTGATCTGGACTTCGGAGCGCACGCTCAATGCGTCCGCCTCGGAAGATATCGACCTTGCCGGTGTTCTCACCGATATCGCAGGCGCCACGATCACCAATGTTGAAATCGCAGGCATTGCAATTATCTCCGATGCGACCGCGCTCGGCGTTCTCACTGTTGGCGGCGGCTCGAATCCGTGGATCACTTGGCTGATCGCTACCGGCGATGGCATCAAGGTTCCGCCGGGCGGCTTGTTCACTCTGTTCGGCATCGACGCGACGGCCCTCGGCGCTGTCACGGCCGGCACGGGCGATATCCTGCACATCGCCAACAGCTCGGGCGGCATCACCAAGTATAAAATCATCGTCCTGGGTCGCACTGCGTAATGAAGTCGGAGAAGCTCCGCGAGCGCGTCATCTTTGAAAAAAGGATGACACTCGCGGACCCCGGCGACGGTGCGGGCACATACCGAGCGGATTGGGTCGAGCAGTTCGAACGCTGGGCTTCCGTCACAAACCTGATCGGCGGGGAGACGGTTATCGCCGCCCGCCTTTCAGGCATTCAGCCCTGCGTCATCACCGTTCGGATGGACAGCGAAACCAAACTCATAAAGGCCGACTGGCGCGCGCGTCACAAGGTTTCGGGCGATATCTATAATCTCCGCGCCCCGAACCCGGCGCCCGATCGCTCGCAGATCAGCTTCATGGCTGAGACGGGAGAGGCCAGTGGCTAAACGGGTTTATCTCAGAAACTATCCGAGGCTCTTGAAGAAGCTGCAAGCCTTGCGTGAACAAACGCGGGACGTCGTCGCGCCTGCTCTCGGCGAAGGCGCAGACAGGATTGTCAAGCTTGCGAAAAGCCTCGTGCCGGTCGACAGCGGAGATCTGCGTGACTCGATCGACTGGACGTTCGGCAAGGCCCCGAAGGGTTCCATCCACATTGCGCAAAAGTCGGCGGGTGACTGGACGATCACGATTTTTGCCGGGAACGCCAAGGCCTACTATGCCCGCTTCGTTGAGTTCGGCACCAAGTTCCATGCCGCCCAGGCTTCCCATAGGGACCGCCGCTATAAAAGCTTCGCGGCAATGACGAAGGCGAAACAGGCCCACTATGCGACGCCGGCCGAGCCGTTCTTCTTCCCCGCCTGGCGCGCTCTGCGTAAGCAGGTCGCCCGCGAGCTCGGGAAGGTCATTCGGGAAGCCGTGCGAAAGGTGGCGACGCAGTCATGAATTCCGCCACGCTCATATTCCAGCGCGCCATCAAGACGGCCCTGAGTGGAAATGCTGAAGTTGTGAAGCTCATCGACGAGCGCGTGTTCGACGACATTCCCGACGCTTCGCTGGCGACATTCCCTTACGTCACGTTCGGCCCGGCGCAGGAAACGCCCGAGGACGCGGACTGCTTCACCACCTTCGAATGCTTCCAGCAGATTGATATCTGGTCGCGCGAGCCTGGCTTCGTTCAGTGCAAAACAATTTCCGGTGCGATCATCGCGGCCCTGCATAACCTTGACGCGTCGCAGGATGGCTCGGATTTTACCATTCTGCTACGGTTCAACAACACCGCGCGGGATCCCGATGGGTCGACTTCTCATGGGGTACTTTCCTTCTCAGCCCTGATCGATTTTTAAGGAGACGAAAATGGCAAAGCCTAAAACACTCAAGTTCGGAATGCTGAAGATCGAGCTCGGCGACGGCGGCTCGCCCGAGGTATTCTCGGCACCTTGCGGCCTCACCCAGAAGGCCTTCAATCGCACGAAAAACCTCACCGAGGTAAACGTGCCGGATTGCGATGACCCGGATGCACCGACCGAGGTCGAGCGCGATATCACCAGCACCGACTGGTCGATCACAGGTCAGGGTGTTCTCGCTGGCGAAGCCGTCGCCACGTGGGATGATGCTTATGCCAGCGCGGATTCTATCAGCATCAAGATAACCGAGGTCTGGCCTGCCCCGATCGGGACGATCGCCTACACCGGCAAGGCCCATCTTGCCACTTACGAGGTGAGCTCCCAGAGCGGCGGTCGCGCGCAGGTGAATATCTCCCTGCAGGCCGATGGCGGCTTGACCCGCGTGCCGGCCCTTGCATGAGCCGAGTAACGCGGGCGGAGTTCGATTGGGCTGACGGGCACCATGTGTTCCAGCTCAACATCGGGCAGATCAGGGAGCTGCAGGAAAAGACAGGGTGCGGGCCGCAGTTTCTTGCTCACCGCCTCTTGTCCGATCAGTGGCTTCTTGACGATGTGCGCGAGACCATCCGCCTGGGCTTGATCGGTGGCGGCATGCCTGCCTCGGCTGCTCTGGCACTCGTCCAGCGTTACGTCGACCCGGTACCGCTTTTGGAGAACGTGCCGGCCGCCCGCGCCATCGTCCAAGTCTTGCTGGTCGGCGCTCCGGACGGCGAGCAGCCCGGTAAAAAAAAAGCGGCAAAGGTGAAGAAACCAGCGCCGAGCTCCCAAACGGCAGATTAGCGTTCGCCGTCATCTATGGCACCGGCGCGGTGCTCGGCTACACGCCGCAAGAGGTCGATGGCATGAGCTTGTGGCAATTTCAGGCGGCGGTTAATGGTTACATCGAAGCGAACAGTCCGCCCGACGACGACCTGACGGCCGAAGAGGGCGACGCGCTCTGGGAATTTATCAATGGCTAAGACCGATCTCGAACAGCTCGTCGTCCAGCTCTCCGCCGACGTAAAGGGCTACGAGAACGCGCTTGCCAAGGCGCAGAACACCACCGTTCGTGAATTGAAGCGCATGGAGAGCGCCGCCGAACGCTCGACCGGCTACATCGGTAAAAAGTTCGACGAAATCGGCAACGATATTTCATCCAAGTTCACCGGCATCGGTCTGATCGCTGTTGCTGCGATCGAGGAAATCGCGCGCTCGGCGGTGAAGGAAGCGGCCAACATCGGCAAGCTCGGCGATAAGCTTGGCGAGAACACCGACTTGCTGCAGGGCCTCACCTATGGGGCGGTGCAGGCCGACGTTTCTTTTGAGGAGCTATCCGGCGGCCTTCTCAAGTTCTCGAAAAACATAGGCCTCGCTGCGAACCATCAGGGCGATCTGTATAAGGTTCTGAAGCTCAACAACATCGCGATCAACGATGCATCCGGCAAGCAGCGCCCATTTAACGACCTGCTCAATGATTTCGCCGATCTGGTGAAGAACGCGAAGAACGAACAAGAAGCCCTGGCGCTCGTGATGATCGGGTTCGGCAAGGGCAGCGACGGTTTTCTCGACTTCCTGAAAAATGGTTCTTCTGGCCTGAAGGGCTTCCAGCAGGATGCTAAGGACGCGGGCGCTGTCATCGATCACGAGCTGATCGAGAAGGCGCAAAAGCTGGACGACCGCTGGGCTGCGCTGATGCAGTCCATGAAGGCCCACACCGAGTCCTTTGTCCTGAGTGTGATCGATGGCTTCAGCCAGATCGGGCAGGCGGCTCCCTCGACACAAAAATATCTGCCCGGCGGCAAGGGCCTGCCTGGTTCACTCAATCCGGCTTATGTAGCTGCCAATCCACAATTGGGCCCGAATGGTACGCCGACGACCCCAGCGCAGGCGGCTCTCTCTGGCGCTGTTCGCGGTAACCTCACGGACATTTACGCGAAGCCGACCGTCCTTCCAGACCCGGAAGCCGAGGCCGCTGCCAAGCGCGCCGCCGAACTCTACAAGCAACAGCAGAAGGCCATTCAGGGCGTGATCGATGCCCTGTCGCTCGAATATGACAATCTCGGCCGCTCGAAGGAGCAACAGGCCGAATACAACGAAATCAAGAAGGCGGGCACCGGCCTTGATGCAAAGCAGCGCCAGACCATCATCGCCAAGGTGCAGGCCATCGAGCTCGAAAAGCAGAAGATGGAAACCGCGGCGCAGGCCGAAGCCTTGCTGCAGGAAAAACAGAAGGCCTTCTATGAGGGCCTGTCCTATCTAGCCAGCACCGGAGCCGACGACTTTGGCGACCTGATTACGGGTGCCAAGAGCCTTAACAATGTACTCGGGGACACTCTCGCGCTGCTCACCAAGGCCGCTCTGCAGTCTGCCTTGCTCGGGCAGGGTCCGCTCGCTGGCTTGTTCGGCACGCAAGCTGCCGGCGGTGGCCTGGGCGGCTTGTTCGGCTCGCTGCTTTCCAGCTTCAATCCCTCGACCCCGGCCTCGATCTATCACCTTGGCGGCACCGCCGGTTCTGGATCCATGAGCCGCCGCGTTCCCCTGTCGCTTTTCAATGGTGCGCCTCGGTACCACGCGGGCGGCATCGCCGGAAACGAGGTGCCGGCCATCCTGCAGAAGGGCGAGAAAATCCTGCGTGCTGGTCAGTCGAGCGGCGGCAACGTGGTGCAAATCATCGACCAGCGCACGAACGCGCCGCCGATCGAGAAACAGCAAGACAGCAACGGTCAGGTGCGTTTCCTCGTCCGCGACGAGGTCCGACGCACGATCAATAGCGGTGAGGCCGACAAAGCGCTCGGGGGCCGATTTGGCGCCCGGCCAGTCAAAACGAGGCACGGATGAGCGATCCAGTTCAATTCCCCATTCACCTTCCGTTCTATCCGATAGACGGAACGCTTTCCGGCCAGATCGATGACAACGACACGGTGTTCCAGCCCGACGTCGGCGAAGACCTTGTCCGCTCGCGCGTCTCGTCGAGCTACAAGTCGATCAGCTTTGATTGCCGCTACACGCGCAAGCAGTTTGAGGACTTCGAAGACTGGTTCCTGAACACCAGCAAGAAGCGGGTTTTCGCCTTCACCGCGCGCAACGTCTATCGGCCGAACCTGTCATGCACTTATTCGTGGATCAACCCGCCCAGCGACCGCGCGATGGTTCCGAACGGCTCACTGGTCCGCGTGACTTTCAATCTCAAAATGTGGCTTTGAAAAATGGCACCACTTCCCGCCTGGGCTGACGCCTACTTGCTCGCAGAGCGCATGGATGACCCGGCTATCTTGCTGGCGACTATCACCCATGACGATTGGGGCGCTCCGGTGCAGCTCGCGCGCAACACCGAGAACGTGCAGTCACGCGGCACCACTTTCACGCGCACATGGTTTGCTGTCGACCTGCCCACCGACAACGATCAAATACCGAAGAGCCAGTTTTCGATGCCGAATATTGACCCGACGATCGGCCAGAAGCTGAAGCAGTGCATCAACCCGCCGCAGGTCCGCCTCGAAGTCGTCGCCCTGTCGCATCCCGACGAACCCATTCTCTCCGCGTCGCGTCTTGAATTGCGCGAGGTCGGATTGAACCCGTTCCAGATCACAGGACAGATGTGGGGCCGCGATTATTCGTCGGACCCATGCGGAACCATTGTGGTGAACCCTACGAACTTTCCGGCGATATTCCGGAATCCCACCTGATGCCGAACCCTTGCGAGATCTACGTCGGTTCCCCGGCGGAAGGTCCGCGCCCATGCTGGCACCTGCTCCGCCGCATTTGGGGAGAGCTTGCCGGCGTCTGGCTTCAATCCTTCGATGGCGAAAACGTCGGCCTGCAGGTCATGGCCCGCGAGGCGTTCTCCGCGCTCGGGTGCGTGCCGGACGTCGTCGCGGACGGCGCCGAGGTCCTCGCGGCGCTGGAGCGTCAGACCTACGACATCGTCTTCCTCGATCTCCACATG